TTTTGTGTAGCAGTTTTCTTTCTTTTCTACTTCTTTAGCCTTGGGCTTGATTATTTTATCAATCGGGTTACTTTTGATAATATCTAACATTACCGCGTACTTTAAAATACGATTGATAATCGAAGCATAATTGGCATACATTGAATATTTTTGACTTAATTTAATAAATAACGATTGGCAAAATATAACAGTTATTTTATCTACGTTCACGCCTTCAAAAAATTGAGCTATCATGTAATCAAGTTTTTGTTTTGTATTGAAAGCAGTAGAAGCCTTGACAGTTGTTTTATAATTCTCAAACCACAGATCCGCTACTTCTTTAAAAGACTTTCCAGATTGGCTAGAAGAAAGCCCGTTTTCCTCCATATTTAGCAATAAATTTCTTTCGGCTTGTTTGGCTTCCTTGATGGTTTTAAACCCCCGGCGCGTGGTCCTTCTCTCTTTTCCGGTCAAAGGATCCACGCCTAAATAAGTTTGAAATAAGTAACGGGTTTCCCCGTTTTTCATAGTGTATTTTTTAATCATGTCTTTCCTTTCTTTTTAAGCTTGCCCGCATAGTTGAAGAAGTGAAAGAAAAATGTTAAAATACAAGTATAATTCTTTTCATGTCTTTCCTTCCTAGCTTGCCAAAAGCCTGGAAGGTTTTTTTATTTTTTGTATAAAAGTTCAATTAATTCTATACCTGAATCTGAAAAGATTCCTGAATCAATTAATTTCTGTTTGCTAGCTTCCAAATATTCCGGGTTATCTGACCTTTTAGAGATTTCTAATTGTTCGGAATAATAACGCTTAATGAAATTACTTTCTTCACCTTCCAAGCCTTTGTACATTCCTTCAACGGATTCAGCAAAAGCCCTAACTTCCTTATTTTCCGGGAAGGCTTCACACAACGGCGCTAGTTTAGAAAGATTGTCTAAGGTATTTTTTAATGAATCCGAATAGATTTCAAGATCTGAAGTAGTCATTAATGGAATAGAATACTTCTCTATTTGTTTCATGGCTTCACTTGCCCCGGCAAGTTGATCCGTTTTTATTTTTTCTTTATCGACTATTTTTATATTCCCGTTCGTATCAGCCTTTAAAAACAAGGCTACTAAGGCACAATATAAACCAACAAAGAAAGGTACAGTAGTCCAAAAGAAACACAGGGACAGAAGGCCTTTTTTCTTTTGGCCTGAATAGAAGTATTGCGCCCCAAAAATTCCTAAGAATACAGCTAAAAGAATGTAAATTAGCTTATTACAAATGTATTCCTTGGTTTCAATTTTATAAAAGCTGTACCCTACAAATTCAGGTTCCGGTGCCGTTCGCTTGGTATCATTACGACTTCCATTTTTCAATGTTTTTAAAGGATCAACCGTTACTTTATGATAAACCTTGTTATAAATGGCTTTTTCAGGGTTCTTTATATACCCCATTCCCTTTTTTCCATATAGAGGGTTTACTGATTTCTTCAAAGTTCTATTTATTCTTCCGGTTGTCCTAGCTTTAAAACTTTTTTTAAGGCTGGGTGTTCTAATTCCAATTTTCACTTTTAACTCCTTATCTAAACCAAGGCCTTATATTCTTCTTTTACCATGATTTCATCCGTGACCGTGGTCAAGTGGTAATACTCCATAAATTTTATATAGTTAAAATCCGCCTTATTTTCTAATTGAGAAAGGGCGTCTTTTAATAAGTGATGGATCATGTTTCTGTTTGCTTCATTCTCACAGCGTACCCTAGCATTAGTATATTCCGCCGTGGTATGGTCCAGGTGGCCCAATTCATGAAGTAACACCTTTATTCTTTCCTTTTTATTTAGCTTATCAGAAATAAAGGCTGTCCTAGTGGTAGGATCATAAAAACCAACTTCATCCGGCAATAAGTCACCGTCAAAAGTATGTATAGTAATATCGTGATCCTTTAAGATTTCTTTTTCAGTCAAGGTTTAATACCTCTAATCATTCGTTTCCTTTAAATAGGCTTCTATTATGGATTGAATGATTTTTTTCTTTTCTTCTGTTAATTCCCGACCACTAAACAGCATAACGCTATTAGAAATTTCTTCTACGTTTATAGTCGGGGTTTTATCTAATTGATCACTAGAAGCATGATTAAGGTTTTCCGAACGCCCTAATAAGTAATCAGTTGAAACACCGAAATAATCGGCTATTTTTGCTATGTGTTCTGCTGAAGGTGCTTTTTTATTTTTTAAACTATAAAGGTAGTTTGTGCTAAAACCTAGATCTTCAGCAATTTTTTGCAAGCTAATTCCTTGTTTTTTAGCTAACATTTTTATTTTTTCGAACGTCTCGAACATTGATTTATCAACCTTTCTGAAGGATTGACAAAAAATATTTATATTTTTGTGTAAAAACGCTTGACAAATTTTACACGAAAGTATAAAATAGTTTTTGTAAGTGAGAAACAACTAAAAAAACAACTAAAAAGATAAACAATAAATTAAGTTTTGGCGAACCGGTTTTATTGTTGATATCAATGTTTTTATTATGCCTTCATTTTACACAAACGTATAAAATAAGTCAAGAGATAACACAAAAAAATAGTTGAAATTTTAGTTGTTTTCTTCTTACAAAATAAATAAAGAAAGGACAAGAATATATGCCAGATATTGACGTAGGACGAAAAAAAGTAGTTGCATTCCTAGAAGCAAACAATATCAAAAAAAGCGATTTGGCTTCAGTATATGGGCGGGACCGCCAGGAAGTAACAAACATTTTAAGCGGTTCAACCCGTGGCCCGAAAGCGAATAAGTTTATTTTGCAAGTCATTGCTGATTACAACATTGACTAAAAAAAGAAGCACCCAAAAAATTGAGCGCTTCAGAATTTTTAACTACTTACATTATAACACAACTAAGCTTGCCCGCATAGTTGAGGGGGTGAAAAATGGAAAATATAAGTTTACCGCCTTTGTTAAATGACGAAATAGCAAAGATGGCTATTAAAGAATTGCTTCAGTTTGCTAAAGAAGAAGCAAAAAAGGAATTGGAAGCGGAACGGCTACCAATCAACCAGAAAGATCTTTGTAAAAGGTTTGGCTTTGACCACGGGTACATTAAGAAATTAAGACGCCGGGGCTTGAAGTACAGAAAGCAAGGACGGGAAAAGATGTACGACCTGAAGGACGTATATGAGATTTTAGAACAAGAAAAGGAAATTGAAAAATGTTAGAACCAAGTTTGACCAGTCAAGTGGCCGGGGTGCTACTAGTTGCCGGATTTTCTTTCACAGCCGGCTTTATCACAGCCGTGAGAGATTACCGAAAAGCGGAACGCAAGAAAAAGCAAGAAAACAAAGTAGCTGAATTACAAGCCCTTTGGGAAGATGAAATTAAGGCTCACGATCAGAAAGTTATTGAAGAATACAATAACCAAATGGCGCTATTAAGAAAAGCTTCAATTTCTGATAATGATTGGGGAATGGCTGAAGTTCTTTAAAAAAAAGGAGTGAAAAATGGCTACTTTATACGAATTAACAGGCCAGTATTTAGACATTTATAATTTAGAAATTGATGATGAAACTAAATTAGACACAATCGAAAGCCTGGGACTTGATGAAGAAATTGAAGCAAAGGCAGAAAATTACGCTAAATTGATCCGCAACCTTGAAGCTGATAAAAAGGTTTATAAGGATGAAGAAGAACACTTCAAAAAGAAAAAAGAAAGCACTGATAAGAAAATTGAGCGCTTAAAGCGTGACCTTCAGGCTTCAATGGAAATCACCGGGAAAACTAAAATCAAAGGTGAACTATTCACCATTTCAGTCCAAAACTCAAAATCTAGTGTCATTGTGGATGAAGCGAACCTACCTAAAAAATATTGGGTGAAAAAGGTAACTGAAAGCCCAAATAAAAAGGCACTTTATGAAGTTTTGAATGAAGGTAAAAAAATTAAAGGCGCTACGCTTCAAGAAAACCGTAGCTTACGGATCAAGTAAATGAAAATTTTAAGTATTGATCCATCATCAAACAAGGCTGAAGATAGCACTTCAGGGATTGTTTACCTAAATAACGCCCGTTTGATTGATCATTGGATCGTCCCAAAAGGTTTACCAGCTATTAAGCAATGGTTTGATGAAATAGGTTATGAACTAGCCCCGGACGTAGTGATAATTGAAAAATATGAAGCGCGTGACAATGACTTATCAAAAGATAATTCAGTTTTAGAAACTATCGCTTACTTTCAGTTATTTTTTCCGGAAGCAATTCTACAAAGAAACGCCGGGTATCAATCAGATATACCAAATGAACTTCTAAAGGCCCTTAATTTGTGGAAATTCGAAAAAAGTCACCACCAAGACGCCAGGGCTTCCGCCCGTTTGGGATTGTTTTGGGCCGTGAGAAATGACATTGAAGAAGTTATTTCAGATATTGGAAAGGTGGTATTAGAGAATAGTAATAAAGCTTAAAAAATGGCAGAAAGAAGCTGTTAAGCGTAGCGATAGGATAACAAATGGGATTTTTTTAGAAGCCCTTGGGGGCCGTGGTAAAACGATTTGCGCCCTTGAAATCTGTAAACACAAAAAAGCTAAGAAAGTTTTAATCTTAAATAACCGCTTATCCATTCTTGAAGGCTGGAAAGACACGGTTCAAAAGTTCAACTATTCGGATAATTGCGATTTTGAAATTATCACAGATAGAACTTTACAGAATAGAGTTAAAAAAGGCCTTAAAATCGCTTGTGACGTCTTAATAGTGGACGAATGGCAGAATATGTCAAGCGACAAATTGAGCGCCTTATATCGCAAAATAAAGCGTAAATACGCTATCGGGTTATCTGCTACACCAATCAGAAAGAAAGGGCAGAATTTCTACCCTTTGGAAAAAACAATTTTCGGTTATGCTACGCCTAATCAGAAATTTGAGTGGCAAAAAACACATGGTCAGATGGTTTACGATCCGTTTTCATACTCTAAAGAGAAGTGGAAAGATTTCAAAGATTATGAAAGCTACATCAATAATCTCCCTAACTTCTTCCGCTGGGAAGAAATCGAAAAGATTGAACAAGCAACGGAAAACAACGGCTACAAGATCCGCTTTTATAAAAACACTTTGAAAGTCGGAAATCCGGAACTTTTGAAGAAATTCAGAAAGTTGAATTTAGTAACAGTTGACGGAAAAACCGCAATAGCTAAACAGTCATTCGGACGGGCTACCTTTGAACGGTATCTATACCAAACCGGGGTAGAAGTTGACTTTCCAAAGTTGAAACCAACAAACAAAGAAACCCCGCTTTTGACCACGCTTGACGGTTTAATAAATCGAACTCCTGAAGATATGCTTATAGTGAGCAAGTCTAAACAGATTGTAAATGTGATCCATGAACGACACCCGGAAATAGGAATATGGACCGGGGACCGACAGGAAGGGCTAGATAGAAAGGTAGTAGTTGCTACTAGCCAGGTTTTAGGTGTCGGGGTGGACGGTTTACAGCATAAATATAAGACTATCGTAGTCCTTGATCCGGTAAGTGAAGAATCCGGGGAGTATGACGATTATAGGCAATTACTTTGGCGGGTTACGGGAAGCCGGCAACAAAATGACGTAAATATTATTGAATTTTATTTTAAGGAAGGGTAACAGATGAATATTGAAGCAATCGTATTCGGTACACTAATTTTTATGGTAGGTTTCCTTTTAGGGGAACGCGCAACAAAAGACGAAAAGAAAGAAAAAGAGGAACAAAACAATGACTAAAGTAACAGCTAAATATTATGTATTTCGTGATAAAGAAGTAGGCGAGTTTTTGGCAAAATACAAAGATCGCGGACGACTAGCCTTTGAAAATGATTATACAAATGAAATTCAAGGCGCCTTGACTTTGAGCGAGGAAGGCTATGAGCAACAAAAGAAAGAAATCAAAAACCTTGCTAAAGCTTTTGGAGCTGAAATCATTGAAGTGAATGCAACTTTTGAACTTACATACCCTAACGGTGATGAAATCCGCGAAATTAATAACAATGATTCAGACAAGTTTGAACAAATTGTGGCAAAAGCACTAGCAAACGGAATTGTTGGACGAAAACCATTCTGGAGAGGTGAATAAAATGGCCTTTAAACTACCAGAAAATAAACCACAGATCCCGAAGGACACGCCCCGAAATTTCTTCCTTTATGGTGAAACCATGTCAGGAAAAAGCTACCTTGCTAATGAGTTCCCGGTGCCTATCGTCCTAAATACAGATGGTAATGCTGAAGCTAACACCGTGCCAAGTATTCAACTTGTGAATAAAAAGGATGAACAAGGGCGAATCACTAAAAGCGTTATTTCTCAAATTGGTGAAATTCTTTTGGCCTTGCAAACTCAAAAACACACTTACCAAACCGTGGTAGTGGATGTTATTGATGATGTAATTGAAATGATCAAAATCGCCGTTTGTGACGAATTGACACCGCCCGGAAAGCCCCGCTTGAAATCCTTGTCAGAAATTCCATACGGGAAAGGCTATGATTTCTTCAATCAGGCGATTACTGAAATGGTAATTGACTTGAAGGCCCTACCTATGAATGTCATTTATATCAGCCGTCAAGTATCTGAATATGATGATAATGGCAACGCTACAAAAGACAAACCAAGCCTAAAGGATAAGTATGTAAACCTAATTAATGGTAATTCTGACTTGATGATTCATACTGAAAAAGTAGGTAATAACTACAATAGAGAAGTGGAACGCAAACGCAAAAAATATTACATGGATCAGGTTGATGATAAAGAAATTTTGAAAATCTTATCAACAATCCGCGGGGCATTGGAACCAGCAAAAGCACCAAGCAAGCCGGCACCAGCCAAAAAAGAAGAAGTCAAAAAAGAAGCACCGAAACCACAGAAACAGGAAAATGTTTCTGAAGATGATCTTTTCTAATACAACAATTTTAAATAAATAATTTAAACACAAAAGGAGAATTAAACAATGAGTTTACTAGACATTGCACAATCAATTAAAAAAGAAGGTTTTGACCCTCGCAAGGACAGCGCAAACGGTCCGGCACCAATTCCGGCCGGTGAATATCAAGCCATTCTTAAATCCGCACAATTCAACGTAGCGGAAAGCGGATGGGAAAGCCTACAATATCGCTTCAAATTGCGCGGGGGTGATTATGATGGCCGGACGGAATACGTTTCATTCGGAACGCTTGACACCTGGAACGGAAAAGACATTGGTTGGTCAGTACAGCGTACTATCAAATTCTTCCAAAAAGCTTTGGCCTTTGCGGATGACGCACCTTTAAAATCTGACTTTGAAGATGGTAAGGCCCTTGAAGACGCCCTTAACCGGAAAGCGGTAGGAACCTACTATACCTTGGTAATCATTGAAACAGAAAGCAAGGGTAAAACATACCGCAATTATGACCTTAATGAAGCTGAAGGCCTACCAAATACCGACGCTATTGAAATCAATGATGATGATCTACCATTCTAACATTTAGGAGTAAATAGGAATGGCTAGCATGAAGGACTACGCTTTACAATATCAAAAGTTAGGTTTTGCCGTCATTCCTATCAACCCTAAAAATAAAAGGCCTATGATAGAGTTTGCGGACAAGCCCAAAATGACAGCGGAAGAAATAGCGAGTTTTTGGGACCAGCACCCAAACGCTAACATAGCCTTAAAGACTACTAATTTCTTTGTGATTGATATTGATAAGCATGGAAAAGAAAACGGCTTTGAATCACTCAAACGCTGGGAATATTTAAACCTGATTGAACCGACCTTACAAGCCAAAACCGCAAGCGGTGGGAAGCATTTATTTTACTTCAAGCGGGAAGATATCCCAATCTCTCAAATGATTGGCTTCCTCCCTGGAGTGGATATAAAAGCACATGAAAATAATTATGTTTTAGTGGCACCTTCCGCGACGGATAAAGGAATGTATGAATGGGACTTGGAGAAATCAAGCGAAGGCGGGACTATGGTAACACCTTCAAAAGAATTGATCCAAGCGATTAAGAAGACCTACCAGAAAACACACGGGTATAATTCGGAAGGGCTAAGAAGCCTAAAAGAAAGAAGTTTAACCCGTGACCGGAACCAAACCACAGAATTATTTGAGACTATCGCGGTTGGTTTTGGGGATGAAGGCGGACGCAATGACAAATTAGCTAAGTTTGTAGCCGGCCTACTATTCCGGGCTGTGGATGATGAATATATCCTAAGACTTGCAGAAATCGCAAACGGAAACAGTTTAAACCCTTTACCTGATATTGAGGTAAGGCGGACGGTGGAAAGTATGATCAAGAAAGACAGAAGGGGGTGAGACAGATTGGTAATGTCGTAAGTATTGACAAAAACCCTAAATTAGTTTTAACGGCTAGCGGGGATATAAAAAGCACTAGCCCAGCAAACGTGGTAATGTCTTTAAAAGCGGATGAACAACTAGGGCAGTTTTTAAGGCGGAATGACTTTTCACAAGAATATGAACTTACGCAAGAAATCCGGTTAGGAAATACAACATTTCAGGCCGGTGAGTTGCCCGCTAGTTTTGTAAGTGTTTTGACAGTTTATTTTGAAAATAATTTAGGGGTTGTTTATTCACCAAACGCAATGAAAGCCGGCCTTGAAACCTTCTTTTCTGAACGGTCTTACAATCCGGTAAAAGAATACATGGAGCGCGTGGCCATGAAATGGGACGGTAGGAAGCGAATTAGAAAAATGTTTCAGCATTATCTGGGCGCGGAAGATACCGAACTAATTTCAAAAATCGCGGAAATGTGGCTAGTCGGTGCCGTGGCAAAAGTTTATGAACCATTCGTGAAGTTTGACTACGTTTTAGATCTTGTAGGTGGCCAGGGGGTTGGTAAAACGTCCCTACTTCAAAAAATCGGGGGGCCTTGGTACACTGACGCCGTGACAGATTTCAACAATAAAGATAATTTTGACATTATGTTAAAAAGCCTTATCGTCAATGATGATGAAATGGTGGCAAGTAACCGAATGTCATTCGCGGAAACGAAAGCTTTTATTTCAAAGACTAGCTTGCGTTATCGCCGTCCTTATATGTCCAAGACAGAAGAATTTGCGAAAAACTTTATTTTGGCCCGGACCACAAACCAGCGGGAATATCTCAAGGATAAAACCGGTGAACGCCGTTTCCTTTCCGTGATGGTGGATGGTGCAAGGCAGAAAAAACACCCTATGGAAATTGAACAAGCTACAATAGATCAGATTTGGGGAGAAGCTGTTTCAATTTATAAGGAAGGCTTTGAACTGAAATTTGACGCTGAAACTGAAGAAGAATTAGAAAAATACCGTGAAAACTTCATGTATCGGGATGAAGTTGAAATACAGGTACTTGATTACCTTGAAATGCCTATTCCTTCAAATTGGGAGAAAATAACAGTTCAAAGACAGCACCAGTACACCGCTTCCTGGTTTGATAATTCTTCAGAAACCGAATTTGGGACGGAAGAACTCAAACGAGTTTCAACCCGCGAGATCATGTATAACTTATTCATGAAAAATTCAAATGATCGGAAGCTTTCCGCAAAGATTAATTTGATTATTGACCATCTCCCAAATTGGGAGAAAAGAGCTTATAAAGCAAACGGAAAAACTATAAAAGGCTTTGTCAAAATTAAGTAAAATTTTATGACTTTGTGAAAAAAATTTACGGTAACCGATCGGTAACCTACGGTAACTTTCGGTAACTTTTGGGGTGGAGATCGGTAACTTTTTTGGAGATCGGTAACCTTACGGTAACCGTGAAAACCCTTGATATTACTGACTTTATTACTACTAATTATATAAAAGTTACCGAGTTACCGTATTTTTAAAAAAAAGTATAAAAATATTTATAAAAAAAATAGAAAGCCTATTATATCAACGTTTGTAGAAAATATAAAAGGAAAAAAGTTAAAAAGTTTTAAAAATACGGTAACTCGGTAACCCGGAAAATTTCACAAACTTTTTGAAAGGATAAATATGGAAAAAGAAAAGAGTTTTGAACAAGTTTTATCTGAACTTGTGGAACAAGATTTGGTTAATGAACCGAATCATTACAAGGGCCAAAACGGAATGGAAGTCATTGACGTGATCAAAAATTTTGCACCATGTCCAGAGTACGCTGAAGGGTTCTTTTTCAGAAATGTCGTGAAGTATGTTTTGCGACATTCAAAGAAAAACGGCCTGGAAGATTTGAAGAAAGCCCAGGTTTATTTGGGTTGGTTAATTGAGTATTTGGAGAAAGGGAAGAATGAAGCGGGAACTAATTGAAGAAACAATTAAGAAATATCAAGATCAGTTGAATGATGAAGAACATTTCCAAAGGTTGAGAAATTTCTTCCCTAAAACAGCCGTACAACAACGGAAAGAATGGATCAGAAAAAGAATTAAGCAATTAAAGGAAGATTTAGAAAATGCAGATTGATAAAAAAACAAGTGATTTACTTTTTAAGACCATAAATTGGTTTATTGCCCGTGATATTAGTAAAGGGGATATAGACAAGCAAGGTTTAAAGCTGATTGAAGAAACCGGCGAATTAGTGGCCGGTTATCTCAAAGGGAAACATGAAGTCATAATGGATTCAATCGGCGATGTGGCTGTGGTAGTTGTAGGCTATGCTATGATGGCCGGCGTCAATCCGGAACAAGTGTTTTCCAAAGAAAAAGATGATTATATTCCTGATTTTGGCGGGGTGACTGCTTGGATTTGGATGATCACAGATAGCGCCTTTCAAGCTAAAGTTGCGCAAGATTTAGGGATTGAAAATTCTCTTTTGGCCAACCTTCAAAATATTATTTGTTACTTGGATCTTATTTGTCGAGAGTTAGGCTATGACTTCACTGAATGCTTTGAACAAGCTTATAACGAAATTAAGGACCGAAAAGGGCGCTGGGTTAATGGATCTTTTGTAAAAGAACAGGATTTATAAAAAGAGTAAATGCGGATGAAATACAGGGAACAGCTACAACAGGAGATCGAGCAAGCGGAATCACAGTTAAAGAAACTGGAGGAGTCGGAGCGGTCCAAAATGAGGGAACGGAAAAACTTGAACAAGGAAATTCTGAAAATTCTACTGAAGAAACAGGAAACGGAAAAAATGCTGAAGGAAAAGCGGGAACTTCTAAGGGGATTGTCGAGAATGGGAGTGATTTTTAAATAATCAATAAGGAGGGATAAAAAACAATGAATATACAAGAGTTGATTGAACGGATGAAAGGTTTTAAAAAAAATTTCGGCAACAAAGTAGAATACATTGAGCTAGACACGGCTATAGAACTTATTTCTAGGTTAGACGAACCGCAGAAAGTCACAGTACCGCAGTTTGTTGCGGATTGGATTAAGTATTGTAAAAATACAGGCGTAACCTTGGTTCGAGCTTTAATGGTTGAAGAAATCGATCTGTACAATTATGCAAACCAAAAAGACTCCGAAAAACTAAAAGCGTTTTTAAGAGTCAAAGAAAATCAAGAGATTTTCGCTAGAGCTTGGCTTGACGGCTACACGGTCGAGAAAGAAAAGCGGTATACGGTAAAGATAAAAGCTATTCTTGGTCAATATTTGGAAAGATATTACCTAAATAATGAAGAATTGACACCTCAATTCAAAAGAACGCAACCTACAGGAAGGGATGAGCTTCCTACTTTCACTCGCAAAGAGCTTGAAGAAGCTGGTTTTGGGGAAGTGTTTAATAGCCCGCTGTTTGAAGTTGAGGAGGTGGAAGGATGACAGTAGAACAATTCCTTCAATCGTTGTCATACCTTATGTGGACTTCATATTGGTCAGTAATTTTTTATAAGTTCTTTAAAAACAATAAAAATTGAGGAGGTGGAAGGATGAAAAAAATTATAGTTACTTTAACCGATGATCTGTTAATGCACCTTGAAGCACTAAAACTATACTATAGATATTCAACTCGATCTGAAATAGTCGAGAAAGCACTAGATGAATTGATTAAGAAGCATAGTAGCAATGATGTTTTTCGGTATTATCTAAGCGAAGCAAGAAATAGATCGAAAGCCAAGGAGGTGCAAGATGATACCAAAATTTAGAGCGTGGCTCAAAGAAGAAAATAAAATGATTGAACCAAGTGACATTTTAAGTATAAGTTTTAAACTTTGTGAAATGACACCAAATTATCTTTATGGATTTGAAAAAGAAAAATATGATTTTTACGATTTGGAACTCATGCAATCAACAGGATTCGAAGATAATTGTGGAGATGCGATTTTTGAAGGAGATATTATCCTTTGGACATATTGGAACGAAGGAGATAGTGGAAGAGCAAAGATTATCTTTGATAATGGTATGTTTAAGTTGTTAGATATATGCACAGAAAAAGAAGTCTGGGATAATCTATTTGACTGTAATGAAAATTGTGATATTTACATTCAAGGCAACATCTACGAAAATCCGGAATTGTTGGTGGTGGAGTGATGAACAAAGAAAAGATTTATGCGCTTTATAGAGGGGAAAAATTTTTAGGAATCGGAACGAAAAAAGAACTTGCTGAACTCTTGAATGTAAAAGTAGAAACAATAAGTTTTTACGGTACGCCGGCTCATAAAAAAAGGACAAACCAGGCTAAAAGCCGGCGTTTGGTTTGTATAGATTAGGTGGTGGAATAAATGGCACTTGTATTTGTGAGATATTCAATAAATGGCCAGCACGGAAACGGGCGTATTATCAATACTAATAATATTGAATCTATTTTTAAGCTAGGGGACAGGGTTGAACCTAAATTTAAAATGTTTCTTATGAATGGTGAAGTAATTGACTTTAACCAGCTTTATTATAACGGTAATTTTGTAAGTATTCACACAATGGAACAACTTTACAAGCTTTTATCAAAACTAGACAGCGGGATAATTCAAAATGGAGGGGAAACATGAATTTATCAGATATTATTTTCTTCATCTTTTGCGCCCTTTGGTCAGTAGGCTTTATACTAGCTTGTCTAGTGGCTTTTAGTTCAAGGGGGGAATAAATGAGTACAAAAGAAAGTTTTGCATTCTCTTTTGCTGTTTTTCTTGTAATTGTGTTTGGTACCAAAATTATAAGCCAAAGTCAGAAAATCGAAAGGCTTGAAAGCCAGCCTAAAATAGTTGTATATGAGGTTAAAGGTGCTGGGGATGTAATTGACCTTACCGGCACAATAACAGCAAAAAACGCCCTTAATGGGCGCTATATGGTGACTATAAACGGGTATGGTAACTTCCTGGTTAATAAGGAGCAATATGACAACTTAAAAATTGGGGATCCAATGCCTGAATATTTGAAAGGTTTGGGAAGTTAGATTTTTACACTTGCAAGCCGTGAAAAGCTTGTAGGTGATAAGTGTATCAAAAATTTAAAAATAGAAAAGAGGGAACTCCTTTACACTGATAAATCTAAAAAAGGGGCGTTTGATACACGCGCCCCAAAATTTAAAAAAAGCCGGAGATCTAACAAAACCGACTCTTTAGGAGTTATGAAAAAATGAAATAGGAGATAACTATATTATAACATATTTTCTAATAAAAAAGGAGTTTTTGGTTTGGTTAGTAAGGCACAGGAATTACTTGATGAATTGCAGAAATTAGACATTGATATTAAAAGCCGGATGGATGAAATCAATGAGTTGGAAGCTGGGCTATTATCAAGCCCGAAATTCCAAGTTGATAAAATATCCGGTGGAAAAGGCCGTAAAATTGACGACGTGTACACTCAATTAGTAGTCATGAAGGAAGCAATAGAGCAGGACACGACTAAAATTATTAACAGAAAGTTAGAATTAAGTAGGGTTATCAATAAGCTGAAAGATCCTAAACAAAGAACAGTATTAAGGCTTACTTATATTGTTAAAAAACACGTTTTGGATATTTGTAACGATTTGGATGGTATTTCAATACCGACTTATTACCGCTTGAAACGGTCCGCGATTGATGAACTGGACAGAATTATTAATGGTGATAACGTTTGATAATTGCCGGTATAAGTAGCATTTCAATTAATGACACTTTAAGAGCATGATTGCGACAATGTGATAAAATGTTAGTATCAAGTAATAGGGGGTAAATCAGAATGATTTATCCTTTTTTGTTTTATTTTTACCGGAAAGGAGCCAAAAGAATTTGGGAATGACGGAAAGGCAGAAGATTTTTGCAGATCATTATATCATTTCATTGAACGCTACGGAAGCTTATTTGAAAGCTTATCCAAAAGTTAAGAATGGAACCGCTGAAGTAAATGGTAGTAAATTACTAAGAAATACTAAGGTAAAAGCTTATATAGATGAACGGCTTGAAAAGCTAAAATCTGAACGCGTCGCAGATCAGCAAGAGGTGTTAGAATTTCTTACCGCTGTAATGCGTGGTGAAGTCACTGAACCGCTTTTGGTCCTAGATGGTGAAGGTACGCAAAGAGTGGTACAAGCAAAACCATCAGTAGCAACAAGGCGGGCTTCAGCGGTTGACCTTGGTAAGCGTTACGGCTTATTTGTGGATAGGCAAGAAATCACTCAAAGGGTGGTAGAAATTGAACTAGGTAGCTGGGACGATGAAGAAACCACAGATTAAAATAAAAATTAAAAACCCAAGCCGGGTTTTTAATAAGCACATTTACGACAAATTAACTGACTATAGCACCTTCACAGAAATTCACTACGGCGGGGCTTCTAGCGGGAAAAGTCACGGAGTTATCCAAAAAGTAGTTTTTAAGAGCCTTCAGGCTTGGAAATATCCAAGGAAGGTTCTTTTTTTGCGGAAAGTTGGGTCCAGCGTTTACGATTCTATCTTTGAAGATGTTAAACAATGCTTGGAAGCCTGGGGCCTTCTTGGTGCTTGTAAGGTTAATAATTCCGCTTATCGGATTGAATTACCAAACGGCGCCCAATTTATTTTCAAAGGGTTGGATAATCCGGAAAAAATTAAGTCTATTAAAGGTATTTCCGACGTAGTAATGGAAGAAGCTTCAGAGTTTACCCTAGACGATTACACACAGTTGACCCTACGGCTACGGGATAAGAAACACCCTTTTAAACAGATCTATTTGATGTTTAACCCGGTGTCTAAGGTTAATTGGGTATATAACGCCTTTTTTGTTAAAAAGCCTAAAAATACCGTTATCTATCAAACGACGTACAAGGATAACCGTTTTTTGGATGAAGTCACAAAGGAAAACATTGAGGAACTAGCAAACCGGAACGAGGCTTATTATAAGATTTACGCCCTGGGGGAGTTTGCAACGCTAGATAAGCTTGTTTTTCCTAAATATAAGAAACAGCTATTAAACAAGGAAGAACTAAGTCACATTCCTTCAGATTTTGGCCTTGACTATGGTTTCATAAACGACCCTAGCGCCTTCATGCACGTCAAAATAGATGAGGAAAACAAGCGTCTTTATATTTTAGAGGAATATGTTAAGAAAGGCCTGACAAATGACAAGATAGCTGAAGCAATCAAGGCCCTGGGTTATTCAAAAGAGATTATCCGGGCTGATAGTGCTGAAAAGAAATCGAATCAGGAACTAAGGAACCTAGATATTCCACGGGTGATTGATGTTATAAAAGGCCCTGGGTCAGTTATGCAAGGGATTCAATACATACTACAATATGAAATTATTGTGGATGAAAGGTGCGTAAAGACTATTGAAGAATTGGAAAACTATACATGGAAGAAAGACAAGGCAACTAATGAATACATTAATGAACCGGTGGATAGCTATAACCACTGTTTGGACTCGGTACGTTATGCGGTTCAAGATCGAATCTTCCAAAAGAAAAAGGAATTAGACGTTAATAAGACGATTTCCAAAGTAAATCGCTTGTTTAGAAGGTAGGTTAAAAAATGGATCATGTAAATGAATTTGAACACGGTTTGGATATTGAAGTTTCAACCCGTAATGATAGCTTGCAATTTAGTAGGCTAGCTAACGAGCAATTTAGATATTCTTCCGCTGAAGAATTGCTAAACACAGCTAAAGGAAATAAAGCCTTCCGGGAAATGCTGACAGCGTTTTTTGAATATCAAAAGCAACGCTTACGGATTTTAGATTCTTATGCTAAAGGTAACAATTATAGTATTTTAAGCGGTAAACGCCGGATGGACAAAGAAAAGGCAGATTACCGGGTAAGGCACCGCTGGGGTGGTTATATTTCCAGCTTTGCTACTTCCTATGTTATCGGTAACCCGGTAACAGTTGGAATCATGGAAGGCGGAAACAAAGACCAGTTACAATCAATCAAAGAAATTGAATGGAATAATGATATTAACGCCCTGAATGGTGATTTGGCCTTTGACGCTTCCGTTTTTGGCCGGGCCTATGAATATCATTTCCGGGATCGGGATAATATGGACAGGGTGGTTTTAATTAGTCCCCTTGAAATGTTCGTGGTCCGAGATTTAACCGTTGAACAAAATATTATTTGTGCTGTACACCTTCCAATCTATAATGAACGTGTCAATATGACGGTTTATACTAAAGATCAAGTAATTAAGTACAAGCCGTTTACTTATTACAGCCCGCGCCTTGCTTTGGATGAAACGACTAAACACAATTATAACGATATTCCAGTTGTGGAATGGTGGAATAATCGGTATCGTATGGGTGATTATGAAAGTGAAATTTCCATAATCGACGCTTACGACGCTAGCGAATCGGACACCGCCAATTATATGAGCGATTTAAACGACGCTATGTTATTAATTAAGGGCGATTTGGAAGCTATCGGGGCAACGGCCGACAACGTGGCCAAAATGAAAGACGCAAACACGCTACTACTTCAAACCGGAATCAGCGCAACGGGTCAGCAAACGACAGCGGACGCCGGTTATATTTATAAGCAATATGACGTACAAGGTACGGAAGCTTATAAAGACCGTTTAGCGAATGATATTCACCGCTTTAGCCGGATTCCAAACTTGGAAGATGATCATTTTAATTCAACACAGTCAGGTATTGCTTTACTTTATAAAATGATTGGACTGGAACAAGTCCGAAAAGACAAGGAAACGTACTTCACTAAGGCATTGCGCCGGCGTTATGAGTTAATCAGTAATATCCATAAGGCTGTAAATGGTCCTAAAATCGAAGCTGACAAGCTGACTTTCACTTTCCACCCTAACATTCCACAGGATGTTTGGACGGAAATCAAGGCTTACATTGAAGTGGGTGGGGAAGTATCACAAGAAACCCTTCTTAATAATGCAAGCTTTACCGACTATGAAACGGAAGTGGACCGGATCAAGAAGGAAGAAGGCGCTAGCGATTTTGAACGACGCTATAAAGTAGGTGAAGCGGATGAACTTGAAAATAGCGGACAACCGGAAGTATAACGCGGAACGGAAGGCTCAAAGTGCCTTGATGAAGCGAGATTTAGACCGTGACAGAATCTTGACAGAAATCTATCAGGAATCTTATGACCGCTTACAAGGGAAGATAGACCGGTTTTATATGAACTATGCGGGGCGTGAAGGCTTGACTAAACAAGAAGCAATGAAACGCGCTGACCAAATGGATGTTACCAAGTTTAACCGTAAAGCTTATAAAGCAGTCAAAGAAAAAGACTTTTCACCAGCTACGAATGAATGGCTAAGAGTTTATAACTTAAAGATGAAAGTAAGCCGGCTAGAACTTTTGAAGGCTGAATTAGACTTGGAAATTCAAAAACTGACAGCGGAAACCTATGAAATGTTTGATAAGGCCCGTAGGGATGAAATACTAAGCGAATTTAAACGCCAAGCGGGGATTTTGGGTAATTCGTCCACGGGAGTGAAAAAGCGCCTAGAAGCGATTTTAGACGCTGATTTTTACGGTGAATCTTTTTCAAGTCGTGTCTGGGGCAAAACAGGCTTACAGCAAACCTTACAAAAAGATGTTTTTGCTTCCCTAAACCGTATTTACACGGATATGATGGGGTATAAGGAAGAACGGAAAAGGCTTGCTAAGAAATACGGTACCAGTCAAGCAAATGCGGAAAGGTTAATTAAAACAGAAATCGCCCGAATCAACGCGGACACACAAATAGAAATGTTAGTGGCCAATGAGTTCACACATTTTATTTTTGTAGCGGAACCTGGGGCGTGCGAAATATGCGCGCCTTTGGATGGCAAGGCCTTTCCGGTGGATGAACTTGAAAAGGGCGTGAATATGTACCCTATGCACCCTAATTGTAGGTGTTCGGGCTATGGACATATCGAACTAAAATATAAAAAAGGTGGTAGCACTTTAAACGATTTTAAATTAAACAGAGAAGATGAAAATTAAAATTTCACCTTCTTTTTTTATTGTCCAAACCGTGCTAAAGACACAAAAAGTTGCATGAGTTCGGGGAGGTTGCCCGTCAAGCGTAGAAAGGAGCCTAATAATGGCAGAAGATCAAAATACACAGGCGATTGAACCACAATCACCGGAAGCAGTCGAGGAACAAGCTAGCAATCCGACACAGGAACCGGAGAAGATGGTATCAGTGGCCGAAATGCAACGCCGTTTAAAATCCTTGGAAGATAAACATTCTAAAGATACAGCGGAAGCGATTTCTAAAGCCTTGGAAAAATACAAGGCAGAAAGCGAACTTACCGGAAAGGAATTAGAAGAATACCGCCGGAAAGAAGCTGAAGCAGAAAAACAAGCTTTACTTGATAAGATCGCTGGGCTTGAAAAAGAACAAACCAAGCGAGAATTAACAGATGAAGCTATTAAAACACTTTCTAGCCGGAAACTTCCGGTCAATGATAAAGTGATTTCTTTTGTCGTAAAGGATACCGCTGAAGGTACCTTACAAGCTATTTCAGACCTTGAAAGTATTATTAGTGAAATCAAGGCTGAATATTCGCAATCGGAACCCCCGAAAGTCTCATCAGATTTTAGCGGGTCCGAAAAATCAAATAAAGGGGATATTTTCCGAAGTTCCCGAATCATTAAATAAAACCTTAAAGGAGAAATTTAAAATATGACAGTACAAACTTTTAACCCTGATAAAGTATTGGTTTCAGAAAAGAAAAATGGAACTTTTACCAAGAAAATGACAGATATCATTATGAAGGATGTCGCAGAAAATTCCGTAGTAATGCAACTTGGACAATACCACGAAATGGACGGCTTGCAAGAAAAAACCGTTTACGTGCAAACGGATGGCGTTTCTGCTTACTGGGTAAATGAAACCGAAAAAATCAAGACTGATAAACCTGAAGTAGTGCCTGTTACTTTGAAGGCTCACAAATTGGGTATTATCTTGGTTGCTTCCCGTGAAGCCCTTAACTATACATGGGAAAAATTCTTTGAAGATATGAAACCGCAAATTGTGGAAGCTTTCCATACAAAAATTGATGAAGCTGGACTTTTGGGGCATGAAACACCATTCGCTAATTCAGTAGCTAAGTCTGCTAAAGATTCAAGCCAAGTCGTAGTCGGTCCTATCAACTACGAAAACCTTCTTAAATTGGAAGATAAACTTTATGAGGCTGACATTAACCCTAACGCCTTTGTTTCTAAGATCCAAAACCGATCTGCATTGCGTGAATCCCGTGACGGCGACAAGAAGACAATCTTTGACAAAGCAAACAATACCATTGATGGTATCACTACCGTGGATTTGAAATCTAAACAATTCAAGAAAGGCGACCTTTTGGCCGGTGACTTTAATAGCTTGATTTATGGTGTACCTTATAACATTAATTTCAAGATCTCCGAAGAAGGCCAAATTTCAACCATGAAGAACCAAGACGGAACGCCTATTAACTTGTTTGAACAAGAAATGGTAGCGGTCCGCGTTACTATGGACATTGCTGTAATGGTTACTAAGGCAAACGCCTTTGCACGTTTGACGGCTTCTGCTGAAAACGTCTAATCAATTAGAAAGGGGTAACCAATGACCTATATTGTGACCCGAAACATTATCGACACAAAAGATAATAACCGCTTTTACGAAACAGGGGACACTTTCCCCCGTGAAGGTTTTGAAGTATCCAAAGACCGAATTGCTGAATTAATCGGTAAAGGTGTATTAAGCGTTAAGGGTGAAGAAACACCAGAAACACCATCGCAAGCACCAAATGAGGAAGCTGGGGAAACAGAAAAACCAGTTGAAAAATTGAAAGTGGCAGAATTGAAAGAGTTACTTGACGGCGCTGGCGTGGAATATGAAGCAGACGCCAAAAAAGCGGATCTTGTAGCTTTGGCCCAAACTATCGAAGGGGAATAAACAGATGGAAGAAGCCCAACTATCGAAAATTAAACGTCGGTTGGGTATTGACCCTTCCGACAACTATGAAAATGATTTGTTGACTGATTTAGTGGACGACGCTGAAAGCTATTTTAAAGGACTAACTGGGACGCTTGAAATTGACGCTAAGTACAATTTTATGATCGAGAATGTGGTCTATAAAATGTACGGGCGGAAAGGTTCCGAGGGTGTAACGACTGAAACGGTTGATGGTTATTCCGTGACTTACCAAGACTGGGATAACCTATTCAAACCGTATATGGCCATTCTTAACAAAGATTTTGGTCTGGACGGTACACAACGGGAACGCGGAAAGGTGTTTTTCCTATGAAGACACCACACCGAATTATCCTAATTTGTGGCGGGCGTAAGAAATACAATCCGGAAACAGACGCTTATGAAATGCAAGTAAGAAAAACCGTTACGGTCCCTTGTTTCGTGAATAAAGTCAGTCAAGCTAAAGTCTTTGAAAACTACGGAAACCGGACGGATACAGTTATTATTTGTAGGTTTCAAAAAGAACAAGCACCATTCACGCAAGCCGTTTTTGAGGGTAACACCTATGAGCCTATCGAAGCGATTGACGCGCCAATAAAAGGGGCGGTACGGTTGAAGAAAGTAGGACCTTTTGGGCGTTAAAGTTAAATGGCACGGCTTGGAGAAGCTGACAATGACGATTTCAAACGCACACCCGGACGCGGTAAAGCAGTCAATAGCGGTCTTAAAGAACAATGGCGAACGTGGCAAGGCCATAGCGAAGAAGAAAGCGCCGGTTGATACAAGTTTCTTGAAAGACCATATTAAGACTTCTTACCAGGGCATGGAAGCGCGGATACATTCCGAGGCCGGCTATTCTGGTTACCAAGAATACGGTACACGGTTTCAGTCCGGAACGCCGTATATGCGCCCTATGATCCAGGAAGTCCAACCGCTATTTCAGGAAGACATGACAAGCGTAATGAAAGGGGTTTTTAAATGACGCCAAACC